TATCGTCCCGCTCAAATCTTCTGACGAACAGTTTTAAATGCCCCTCTGGCATACGTGGGTCGTAAGAAACGAAGTCGCACCATTTTCTCCCCGTGCATTCCATCTGCCACAACATTTGAGTTTCATATTTTTTGGGAATTTTCTGGTCTAATAGTGTCTGTATGTGAGTGGCCGTATTCGGGCATTTTATCTCAACCAACCCGTCGTCTCCCACTAAACCGTCAGGGCTTGCCCCGCTTTCCAGGTTCTGGTGCTGGACGAATCCTATTTCCTGAACCCCTTCATTTTCATAAAATTCGTAAGCCTTGCGGGCTTCGTCCTCATGGTCTATGCCCCACTGCATGGCAGAGTTGGAATAACTGTCTGCGACTTCGCCCGTCAGTCGTTCGGCTATTAGTTGCGCCATGTAATTGGCACGACTAGCGCCCCAGCCTGATTTGGTCTTGGCTATAACGTCGGAGACGCGGGAAGCCGTTACCTTGCCGCAGCGAACTGCGAACCATTCGGCTGATCGTTGTTCTAGATTATCCATTGGTTTGTCCCTTGGCTTTTGTCTCCAAGGAGCCTTTGCAAGTCTTAAATTTTGCCGCTGGCATTTCCGCGACCGAGGAGATTTTGTGGTAGTCACAGAAATCTTTAGTGTCAGAGTCGGTATCCTCAATTAATTTAAGGATTTGTTCTTTCTGAGCGGGGGTTATCTTCTTGGCAGGATCTACTATTTCTTCGGCGGCATTCCCATCGTCGTCCGAAAAGGAATCCCCCTCCAATCCAAGAATGCTTTGAATTGTATATCTCCGCATATAAGTGATGGCCGACCCTGTCTGCTGGGGAGTCCCAATTGGGAGAGGGATAGCCGACCGTAGGTACTGGCCGCTCTCATGGAAAAGCGTTGCAACTATCTCGGTGCCGTTTCCATTGTTTGAAATTTGGTGGGTAACATCTAAGCCGTTGTCAGCTAGAGCGTCTCCACAGGCGTTCCAAATATCATCAAGAGTGGAGTACTTACTTTTAAAATGTGGGTTGGTGCCGCTTTTCTCTAACTTATTGAAACTGGAACGAGCGGCAATCTTGGCTTTCAGAACTTCCGTGATGTTATCGGATTCCATCTGCATTATTCTTCTCCCACTATTTCATTTATTTCTTCTATGGCGTTGTTGATCGAACCAAGGATCTCCTGACACTCGTTTTCCCACTCAACGTCAGCGCCGTGAAATTCAGCGTTGCGGAGTAAACTTTTCAATCTATCAAGAATGGGTAGGGCTTTTTCCAACTCGCCCTGGGCTTCGATGAGATCATCCCGTACGCCGTCAGTTAGGCCGGGGTCTCTCGGTGCTGGTATTGTTAAATTTTGCATGATTACTTATCTCCTTACTAATTTTCAGAAGATAAGTTTAATTGACTAATATGTCAAGTTTTAATTGATAATGTCGGCTATTGTTATTTTATTGTAAGTTTTTTTAAACTCTTTTTATTCTTATTTAACAGCTCGTTAATTACCTTTTTCACCAGTTCACGCAGTTCTTTGTCCGTCATTTTCGTCTCGCAAAGTTAAAAGTCGTCTTGCCTTTCTGTCGATGCGCTTTGTGGTTTACACCCTGCGCTTAACTCTTTAGTTTCGTAAAGTTTATAACATCTGCACTAGTATTGTGTAATTGATCGTCATCGCCGCCGTTTAAAGCCCGTTCGTAGACGGTAGTTATAATTTTGGACATAAGCGCGGGGTCTACGCCAAAATTTAATTTTCTACATTCCTCGATCGAAATCCGCGCAGCCCGTTCCAGTAATTCCAGGTCAATATCGGATTGGCTCGACCTGTGTTCTCCAATCATAATATATTCAGGTGAAGTTCTGAGTGTGCTGCACAAACGCATCAACATAACGCTATTAGGCGTCATCTCACCTTTTTGCCACTGAGAAACGGTTTGACGGGATACGCCAACGGCATCCGCTAGTTTCTTGGCACTAATGTCCAAGTCTTTGCACAACTGGTGCAGTCTTTCGCCCGTCTTTTTTGGATCGTGTTCCATATCCACCTTTATTGTCATTATTAGTTGCTTTGTTAACTTAAACTTAACATAGGTGCAAGGCTTAATGTTCAATTAAAACTTGACAATAAAGTATTGTTTAGTTTACGAATGTCATTATGACTGAAATTATTACACAAATTTGCAAACCTAATGGTGGGGTCACTCAGATTGCTAAAGCACTGGGGATTTCCCGTCAGGCAATATATCAGTGGAAAGAAATTCCTCCCAAACATTTAATCGCCTTGGAGAAAATCACGGGTGTACCACGGGCCGAGATGAGGCGGGATTTGTATGAGTAATCTGGATTTGTTTGAGAGATACCCGAACGTTCCAGGTCATCGTGGAGTTGATACCTCAATTAATGCGGCGGAAGGCATAAAGCCGAAAAGCAAAATATTACGCCAGACGGTATTAGACGCCCTCTCAGATTTTGGGCCTATGTCAACTTTGGAAATCTGTATGGTGACACATGAGGAATATTCCAACATCCAGCCTAGAACCTCAGAGCTAAAAGCCAAGGGCAAAATAGAAGACACTGGAATCCGAAGAAAAACACCTTCTGGGAAACCGGGGATAGTCTGGAGTCTTGTCTAAGTACAAAAACATTAAAACTGAGGTGGACGGGATCGTGTTCGATTCCAAGGCTGAAGCCAGGCGGTATGCGGAATTAAGGCTTCAGGAAAAAGCCAATGAGATTTCCGATCTAAGATTACAACCTGAGTTCGACTGTATGATTAACGGGCAGAAAATCTGCACCTACAAGGCGGATTTTGAGTATTGGATTAGGGACAAGGATTTTTCGCCTAACGACAAATATATTGTTGAGGACGTAAAGGGATTCAAGACCCAGGTCTATAAGCTCAAGAAAAAACTTGTGGAGGCTCTCCACGGAGTTGAAATCCGCGAGGTGAGAGCATGAACTGCCCCAAATGTTCAGGTGCCGCAATGATTCCGGGTCGGCTTTTAACTGTCGCCTCAACGGAAACGAATCCAAATCAGCTATATCCCTGCGACTATGAAGGCTGTCACCAAGGGCTAGTACATTGCTGCGACGGTATCGCCGAAGGCTGGGACGACACTGACAAATGGACATTGGAGTTTCGGTGGATTGGTCACAACGAGCCAATCCCCGAAGGTTATGAGTTGGCGAACGAAAAGAAGAGTCACCACACGAGGCATTCCAGGTTGGTTGTGAGGGAGTATGGATGAAAAGGTATTGGGGAGATGGTAGGTCCACGCAGTATCGGCGGTCAATTTACAGCCTTGAAGCAAGGCGGCGTGAAATGGAGATTGTTGCGCGGCGAAATGGGAAGCGCCGTCCGATTGAGAGTTTTGGCGACTTTGAAAAGATTGGCGAATTCCGTTTTTGCAAATGGATTGAGGACGAGAAATTTTGTCACACCCCGATCAGTCGGGCGCAAACATTTGCATTTTGTGATGAGCATAAAAAACGAGCTTTAAGACCGGGAGGAAACAATGACGATTTTTAGTGAAAGGGATGCGGCAAATTTTTTTGGTATTGAGTTTAAATACCCACGAGTCAACGAGCCGTTGAAATCGGTTAGGCGGGTTGTTCAGAAAGAGTTTAATTTAACCAAAGAACAAATCTGCGGGCGGCGGCGCAACAGAAATATTAGCTGGCCGCGCTTCATAGCCTGGTGGATTTCAACAGAGGTCACATACAGTAGTTTCCCGGAAATTGGCCGAGCATATAATCGTGACCATACCTCCGTCATGCACGGCGTTAAGCGGGTTAAGGAATGGGAGAAAACCAATCCTGAGTGGTGGGATAAGGCGCAGGAAATCAGGGAGGAATTTATATGAGTACCCTTCCATACTTTAAATTTTATACGAACGACTGGCTTGTCGATACAGCCACTTTAAGCCCGACGGCAAAGGGTTGTTACATTGATATTCTTGCTCACACCTGGAGTAAAAAATCTTTTTTTAGGGACAACGATACGGAGATGGCTCGACTTTTAAGACTCACAAAAGGGCAATGGAGGAAAGTAAAAATAGAACTTGAGCAATATTTTGATCTCAAAAATGGGACGTTTTTTAACAAAAGATTGGCAAAAGAACTACAGGAAAGTGAGGAAAAAAGAGAAAAAAATAAATTAAACGCGAGTCTGGGTGGGATAGCTAAATCATTGAAAAGAAAAGAAACTGCTATAGCGAACGGCAAGCGAACGCTAGGGAAAGGCATGCCCATATTAGAGTCAGAGTTAGAGTTAGAAAGTAAAGAAATATATAAAGAAAAATGTTTTGAAGAATTCTGGAATCAGTACCCAAGGAAGGTCTCTAAAAAGGCATCAGAGAAGGCTTACCTAAAAGCAATTCAAAAATTTACGCATCAAGAAATTTTAAATGGTCTGATGAAATATACTTTTAATCCAGACCCTAAAATGATCCCACACGCATCAACATGGCTAAACGGAGAAAGATGGAATGACGAACCAACTGATTACACAACCAACTCAAACCAATCTTCCCACGCAGCGGAAGCGTATAGAGATTTCATTTCTCGAAGAGAGGCTGTCTCCTGAGTTTGATTTTCAAGGATTTAAATTTAACCGCAAGGTGACGATGGCTGAACTTAACAAAGCTCTTGAAGAAATAAAATCGTCAATGACCCCGGCCACCGATAAGGAGATAGCTGGAGAACTATTAAAATTAA